CAATACAGAACATTCACTGATGATAATAAAATTAACAGACAGTTAAACAATGACTTTTTTTCCGAGATTGTTGACACAAAGACAGGTTATTTCATGGGAGTTCCGATAAGTTATATTTATGATGGTTCAGACAACGAAAAAAAATATCTTGACACATTCCTGATGTTAGAATCAGCGGATGATAAAGATGCGACAACGGCAAAAAACGCAGCTATCATGGGGCTTGGCGTTCGATTACTGTACGTTGGACAAGACGGAGAAGCGCACATAATGAATGTCAGTCCGTGGGAATGTATGTTTATAACAGATGCTGCTACCGACCAGATACAATACGCTTTAAGAGTGTTTGACGTTGAATATCACATACCTCAGCTTAATTCAGAAGATGACATTGACAGGCGACAACGGATAGAATGGTATGACGCTGAAAATGTATACTTTTATGAACGCAGCTTACAAGACGTGCAAAAAGCAGGCAAAACAGAAAAAGAATGGCTCGTGCAACCTTTTTACAACGACAACGGTGACAATGTACAGCCGCATATGTTCGATGGCGTCCCTTTGCTTCCATTCTTAAACAACAATGAGTGGATGGGAGATGCTGAAAAGGTATTACAGCTCATAGATGCTTATGACAGAACTATATCTGACTTAAACTCCGAGTTTGAATCATTCAGACTTGCTTATATGATTTTCAAAGGGGCAACGATAGACGCTGATACAATAGCACTTGCACAAAAGACAGGTGCATTCAGTCTTGATGACCCTCAGGCCACAGCAGACTTTTTAACAAAGAATTTAGAAGCAGAACCGATAGAAAACCATCTTGACAGGCTTGAAAAGAATATAAGAGTTTTTGCAAAGACACCAAACTTCAATGATGAAAACTTTGGAAACGAATCAGGCGAAGCAAAAAAGTACAAACTGATGGCGCTTGAAAATAAAGTCATCAATAGCGAAAGAAAATTTACAAAGGCACTTCGGGATCAGTTCAAACTTTTATTCAGCGTTTGGAATATCAAAGGTTTTAACTTTAAGATTGAAAATTTGAAATTTCAGTTTACTCGGAACTTACCGATTGATTTGACATATGAAGCTGATGTAACTCAAAAACTCGCAGGGCTTGTATCAGACGAAACAAGATTAAGTCTTTTGTCATTTGTTGAAAATCCTGAGGATGAAATGAAGAAAATGGAAGAAGATGTTTATCCAGACACACAGCAGGTAGATGATACCGATGAAGATACAATTTAACGATGATGAGATTTACGAATTAACAAAACAGGCAGAAAAAGACCTTGCAAAGGCTTACAAGCTATCACTCAAAAACGTTGACGCAGAAATCAAAAAGCTCTACGGTAAAATGTCAAAACCTATCACGCTTGAGCAGGCGCAAAAATATAAAAGATTATCAAAGCTAAAACAAAACATACTGGCTGAAATTAACTTCTTAACAAGCAAAAAAGATACGATTGTACAAAGAACTTTAAATGCTCAATATGCAGATAGTTACTACCAGACTGGATGGAACGTGCAAAAAGGTACAGGCTTTGATTTTGACTTTTATAAACTCAACACGCCGGCAATTGTTGAAGCGGCGAATAATCCGATAGTTGACTTAACCATTCCAAAGCTATTTGCAAATCATAAACAACAGCTTATCCGTAACTTGAACATTGACCTGATGCAAGGTCTTATTCAAGGCATGGGATATGTTGAAATGTCAAAGCAAATGGCAAACAGAATGGGAATGGATGCAAACAAAGCTAAAACAGTTGCATGGACTGAAGGACATCGAGTAATGCAAAAAGCAAGGCTTGACAGTATAGAATACATGGAAAACGCAGGGTTAAACGGCAAGAAACAATGGCTTGCAACGCTTGACAAAAGAACCAGACCGGCACATCAGGCAGCAGATGGGCAACAAGTCAAGACGGATAAAAACTTTATTGTTGGCGGTATGCAGATGATGTATCCGGGAGATCCAAAAGGCGGAGCTGATAATACAGTGCATTGCAGATGCACGATGTTGTATATTGTTGACGATCAACAGCCTTTGAAACGCCGTGCAGGAGGCAAAACGTTAGATTATAAAACATATGACGAATGGAAAGGCAATTTACCAAAGCAACCGACAAAACCTAAAACGGAAACAGTAAAACCTAAACTTTGGGAAGAAAAAATAAAACAATACGAGGATAAAATCAGAAACAGAAAAACAGAAAAGGCTTACTTTTTAGACGAAGATGGAAATGTTTTGTTTGAAAAATCAGGTAAAAAGAATACAGTTAATTTTACTCAAACTGAATGGGACAAACTTAAAGGTTTTAAAAAATCAATATCAACGCATAATCATCCAAATGATTCTCCTTTTTCTTTTAGTGATTTTAATTTGTCTAATGACCTTAAACAGTCAGCAATGAGAGTGGCAAGTGCTAAAAACGATTATCAAATCGACTTTAAAAAACACATGAACTCTAAAACTCTTGAAGAGTTTAAAGACGCATTTGATGCTAATTTAGTGGTTAAGACTAAAGAAGCGCAATTAGTTGTAAGAGAACACTTTAAAAAACATGGTGAAAATGGAATTGATGATTTACTGGATAAGTTGAATATTGATGTGCAACACGAAAACTGGATAGAATTACAAAAAGAATACTCGGAGTATTTCGATTATAGAAGGTGGTTAAATGATTAATATGTTTGATGTTCAAGCGGACGGCGATTTTGTAACCGGAACAGCAAAAGAACGGTATCAGATTTTAAAATCTTTGATAGATGACGGCATGGAAAAGACAGACGCTATCAGGCATTTTGATTCTTTACATATACCTGATGATAAGCACGATTTTTATTTAGATAAACTCATAAACTATGAACGGAGGTGAAACATGAACTGGATTACAATTCAGAAAGCGGATGAAAAGTTAGAGATTAAAACATCAACAGTTGATAAAATTAAACTTTTTACCGTATCAGGTCTTTGTCATTTGCAGATTTACACAGGCAATAACAAAGAGACGATAGCAAAGGGAAAACAAGCAAACCTTCAAGCGATTGAATCAAAAATTAAAGAGGGCGAAAGTATAACCGTACTCTTTGATGAGGTTGATTCAAAGCTCAAAACCGAAAGAAAAACAACGAAAACAACCAAAAAACTTTGAGGCAGGCACTCGAAGGAAGGAGATGAACATATATGAACGAAGAAACAACAAACACACAGACGGAGGCAACACAGATAACCGAACAGCAGACAGAACAGAAAACATTTACAGTTGATGATTTTAAGAGCTTTTTAGAATCAAACGACGAAGCAAAAAAGATTTTGCAAGCTGAAAGAGATCGAGCAGTCACAAAAGGAATTGAAACATGGAAAACAAACAATCTTGACAGTATTATCAATGATAAAATAAAAGAATTGTTCCCGGAGGAAACAGCCGAACAAAAGCGACTGAGAGAACTGGAACAGAAGTATCAAAACATGGAAAAGAAAGCAAAAATAAGCACATTGAAGAATAAAGTTTTGAATCAATTGACAGAAACAGGACTATCAACAAAACTCGCCGACGTACTTGTTGGAGAGGATGAGGAGTCAACGATGTCAAGATTCAATCTTGTCAAGGAGATATGGGAAAATTCCTTAAAGGCTGCGGTAGAACAAAAATTCAAAGAAAACGGCAGAACACCGTCTGAGAGTCCAAACAAAACAAACATGACAAAACCATTCACAGCACAAGAAATTGAAAACATGACATTCGAAGAAATTAACGCAGCATATCAAAAGAACCCGGAAAGGTTCAAAAATTTAAGGAGATGATAACATGGCAACAACAGCATTTATACCAAAGATTTGGAGTGCGAGACTTCTTGCACATTTAGACAAGGCACACGTGTTCAAGCAGGTAGTAAACACTGACTATCAGGGAGACGTAACAAAAGGCGGAAGCGTTCAGATTACACAAATCGGCGACATTACAGTAAAGGACTACTCCAGAACAGCATCAATTGATTCACCTGAAAATATTGACGGTTCAGCGCTTGTTCTGAATATTGATCAGGAAAAGTATTTCAACTTTAAAGTTACTGATGTTGATCAGCTTCAGTCAGCACCGAGCCTGATGGATGCAGCGATGCAGAGAGCAGCATACGCACTCGCGGACACAGCGGACAGCTACATTGCAGGACTTTACACGGGCGCAGGTACAACTATCACAAAGACAGACATCGGACACGCATCGGGAGACAATCCGGCTTATGATTTGATCATTGAAGTTGACCAGAAACTCAACGAAAAGAATGCATCAAGAGTTGGCAGATGGATGGTAGTTCCACCGTGGATGCACGCAGAACTCATGCTTGATGAAACATACAAACAGTCATGGCAGAATTATATCGTTACCGGTCAGATTCCGACAGTATCCGGTATCCAGATCCTCATGAGTAACAACTTGGTTGTTGACACGCTCGCTTATGAAATGTTGGCAGGTACAAGAGAGGCTATCAGTTACGCAGAACAGATCATGAGCATGGAAGCATACAGACCTGAAAGCGGATTTGAGGATGCAGTCAAAGGTCTCCACGTTTATGGTGCAAAAGTAGTACAGCCAAATTCACTCGTGAGAATCACGGGAACAAGGAGCACGGATTAAGCCTTAGGGCTTAGTTCGTCTTTTTTAGGAGGGATAACATGAAGAAAATTATAATTCTTGCAATTGTAATGATGATAGCTTTTGTGGGGTTCTCGGCTAACACATTGACAAATGTTGATGTATCGTTCGCAGCAATTACAACGTTGACAGCCACAACAGTATCAGCAGATGCAACCTACACAATTGACAGCAATGAAAACTTTAAGACTGGCGTTATCTTGACAACTTCGTCAACAGCTGGAACACTTACATTCTTGGCAGGAGATTACAGCGGTTCGGTTCTCGGTAATTACGCCGTCAATCCAGCAACAAATACAACAGTAATTTACAATCCAGATACATACAGATTTCAGGACTTCGACGGAGATATATATTTTAAAGTCGAAGGCTTGACAAGTACAAAGATTTATTTGTTTACAATGCCTTGACACGAGGGAGCTTAACGGCTCCCTTTTTTTATAAGGGGGCGATAAAATGGCAATAATGACAAAGGTGGAATGCAAGGCTTTCTTAAACATTACTGATACAACTTACGATGATTGGATAGATGTTCTGATACCGTCGATAGAATCATACATCAAGGAATATTGCAATAATGATTTTTTAGATGATGACGATGAAGAGGTTTGGAGCGAAGCGATAAAAATGACAGCTGCTCAGATGATACAATTTCAGATGAATACATTGCATGGCGTTTCAGCTCACAGCCTTGAAGGCGTGTCAACTCAATTCCTTGCTGATTATCCTGATTTTATTTTCAAATTACTCAAGCGGTATAAAAAGGTGAAATTCGTATGAGCTTGTCAATTGCCAAACTCAACACAGATTATCTTAATAACTTGCCTCAGATAGCCTTAAAACACGTTGCAAATACGTCAGGGACAACTTATAACCCTATCACAGGTAAATACAATGATGTTGAGGTTATAACCAATTTTACGGGCAATATGAGCAACTTTTCAGCAGGAACACTCAAAGGAATTAATGCAACAAGAGTAGATGACAATTACCTCACAGAATCAGCAAAGCGTATCATCACAACGCAGGACATGGCGATGGATGACAAGGTGCGAATCGGAACAGATGACTACAAAATAGTCTACAAAAAAATTGCAAGCGGTTATATCGTTTACGGGGTGATGATATGGGGCTCGTAGATGTCAGTTTTAAAAGCAATTTAACATCATTCAACTCAGCTTTGAGAAAAAACTTGATGATGATACCGGGAAAAAAAGGCGAAGCTGCGATAGCAAAAGTAGCAAATGGCTTGACAAATGAAGTCATTGCAAACTCTCCGGTTGATACAGGGAATTTAAGATCACATTGGAGAACGCAGAAAACAGGCAAATTAAGGTGGACGATCAGCAACAATACAAGGTATATCAGGCATTTGGAGTTTGGAACATACAAGAGTCAAAAACATGTTGCTTTTGTTAGAAACAGTATTAAACGCTACAAACCTAAAGCAATCGCAATCATAAGGGGGATAATGTCATGACAAAAAATTATTATTTGAACTTAAAATATTCCCTCAGAGCATTTTGTGTATCATTGGATACAACTTTGCGATGGTACATTGACGCAATCAATGAAACACCGACAGAAAGCGTTTTTGCAATTGTTAAAACGTCAACGGATGCAGTTGAAGATGAAACATTGCCATACACAGACGATATGATCAATTTAAATGTGTTCGCAAAAGAGCTTGCGAATGTTGAGTCGACAGTTGGAACGATCCTTCAATCATTGAGCAACAGAAATATACAGGTGAAGGATTACAAAGATGGAACACTAACACTGTTAGATACTCTTGGTATTAAAAGCGTTAATGTTGAGGACATAGGCGAAATGGAAGGATATTATCAAAAAAACATAAGCATATATTTTGAAAGAATAGGAGAGTGAGAAAATGGGCAGAAATTATCCAATGAAACCTAATTCGAGTGGTTATATTCAAATACAGTTTTATGACGCAAGAACAGCCACAGAAGCAACAGAGGTCGGCGATAAATACCCGGGACTTTTAGGGTTGAAATACTATGGTAGTTTGCCAGAGTTAAAACAGCCAAAAATCAGAGAAGAGTTGGCGATGTTCAAAGATAGAGGTTCTTTTCAGGGCTGGGACTATGACGAAGATACTATTGATACGCCAGACGTCACATTTGAAGTTGACATGGTTGACGATCAGGTCACAGGAACAAGTTCGGATGTAAGATACAGACTCGCAGAATGGTTTGGGAAGTTCAAAGACACCGAGTCTTACGGTAGTGGTGACGCAAAAGCGCTTATTAGCACAAATACCGGATCAAACACTAAAGCGTTAAGGCCTGACGGTACAGAAGTTGATATGAATTTGCCGACAGGACTTCCAACACTCGGCATGAGAGTTTTGTTTGACAACGGAGTTACAGACAAAGCAGTTGGCTTTGATTTCCCTTGCGTCGAAATTAGAGATTCAAGTTTGAGCGCTTCGGATATGAGAGGAAAATTTTCATTCACTGTTAGAGTTTGGTCAGCTTACACAGACGTTCAAGCATTGCTCACACAGACAGAAATAGAATAAGACAAGGGGGCTTTTGCCCTCTGTCTTTTTTCGAGGTGAGAATATGAGATTTTGGAATAAAAAAAATGTCAAAGTTACACTTGAAGAGTTGGGAAAAGAGGCAATTCCAATATACCGAGGCAACAGAACAATTGACAGAACTGGAAAAGGCAGAACAAAGCAGAATATGAATGTATATGGGCAAACATACGTGAACGAGATAGGCACTCTCGGCAGTTTTGAGACAGGGACAGCTGGATTGGCGGACTTTTTCACATCGACAATTAATACATCTTCCGTTGAACTGAACATGGATTGCCTGTTTGGATCATATGCGCAAAAAGTGACAGCTAACGGAACGGCGACAACGGCAGGCGTAAGGGCATCAAATGTATTTTTGAATTGCGGAGAAACAGGTGATGTTTTGTTTGTTTCCGGTTTTGGAAAAACATCAAAGAAATTCAAGATCATTGCAAATACAGGCACGGAATATTCTAACGAAGTGTCAAGTAACGGAGAATACCTTAAATGCGCTTTACTTGTGACAATAGGGGATTTATCAACAGATCAAATAGATTTGCTTGTATCAGACGCAACAACACTTACGAGCGGTGCAATTGGTCTTTTTGACGGATTGCAAATAATCAATCTAACAAGAATGGGCTATATGCCTATACAAATATAGAGGGGTGATAAGATGGCAGTAAAATTTTACAGCGGAGCAAGCGGAACTGGAAGCGAATTTAAGATAGCAGTCGGTAGACTTGATTCTGCATCAGGTGGAGAAACATCAATGAGTGCAACTTCTGAGCCTTCGCAGGTCAGAGTTTATAACACAGGGAAATCAAACGGTGATTTGATTGATTTTACATATGCGACAGGAACAGTGTCATTCACAAGCTACACAGCGGTTACGGGCGATAAGATCATTGCAATTGCAGGGGATAAAGAATTATTCTCAGATGACTACGTTATAGGAAATTCATCAACAGGTTCGGAGAGAGAAGCGGAACAGCTTTTTTATGTCAACGTATCAGGTAGCGACGAGGACAATTGCATACTGAGTTTTGAGGATTTGGTAGCGGCGGAAGGTGCAGCAACAACATGGTTCACCTTGACAACAACAGGCGATGGAAGCACAGGGGATTATTCCGGTAAAACGCCGGGGGCTTCATTGGATTTGGGCGACCTTGCAGATGGTTCAGATCAGCTTGTTTACGCAAAACTTGCAGTACCCGAAAGCACAGCGAAACAGAACGCAAGGGATGTTCTGATCAAGTTCAACTCTTTATCAGGGGCAACTAATTAAGGAGGCTGATTCATCATGATTGAAACAAACATGTTCAAAGATTTAGGCATCAGTACAAAAACAGAGTTTGAAGATGCTGAATATAACGGCTTGTTAGAACAATATCCGCAGGTCAACGAGTTACACAAAGAAATGTACGGGAAAAAGAATAGAAGCTACACAAACATTGAAAAAGAACTTACATCAGCACAAACAAACCTTGAAGCATTGCAGGAAAGGAATAGCAATTTACCGGACAACTCGGAACGCATTACAGAGCTGACGACTCTTATCGCAGCAATTGATGAGGGAACATTGATGCAACAAATCGAATACAAAGCCGTGAAAGATGAGTATGTAGCAGAAAAAGCACAACTTGAAGCTGAGCAGACACCTTCGGATACAACAGAAGTGGAGACAAGAATTGACACTCTTACGGCTGAGCTATCAGATCAAAAGACAGTTGTTAATGGTTTGTGCGCAGGAATGGGAATGGGTGATTTGATATGAGCAAAACACTTGGAACATACACAGCGATCATAACGGATCAATCCATTGCAGCTGACAGTTCATGGACGCAATCAAGCGGTTTTATAGACGTTTCGGAAATTCGAGGATATATAGGGCTTGAATTAAAAGTAAAAGGTTCAACGGTGGCTCTAACAGACAAAGTGAGCTTAAAAGCTCGTGTAACTCTCAACGGTACAACGTATGACGACGTTGAACAAGCCATCCCGCTCGGTTCGATAGACTCAGCAGGTACGACTTACGAAGTCGACATCTCAACATTGCAAGTTGCAGAGCCTTATTCAAAAGTCGGTTTTTACATCTCAAATGCAGACGACACCAACGCAGCTACCGTCAGCTTGTCTTACAGAACGTCGTCAGTGTAGGTGATGCCTTATGAGGCATAAACTTTATTTAGACGATTACACACAAATCGGAAAAAACAGAATAACACTGCCGAAGGATTTGGCAGATTACTATGGTAACTCTGCTACTGCATATGTGAATGGTAGGCAGGTTCTATCAAAAACAGAGTTAGACGGTACAGATTACGAATTAACCTTCACCACCCAAACTCCAACAAAAGAGATAGAAATAGGCAGAGGGAATTTGGAGTTGGGAGAAATCGACCCTGACAAAGTTGATATCCTCACAAATAGTGGCACATGGATAGTTCCGTCAGGCGTAAATTCCGTTGAAGTCGTTGTTGTCGGCGGCGGCGGTGGTGGGGGTTCGTATCAAGGCGGTGGTGGGGGAGCTGGCGGTCTTAGACACATTCCGAATTATTCCGTTACATCTGGTCAATCAGTCAGTGTAACAATTGGCTATGGTGGGAATGGCGGTTCAACCGGTGGAGCTAGCGGAAATCAGGGATTAAATGGTGGAGAATCTTCTTTCGGGAGTATTTCAGCAAGCGGCGGTGGTGGGGGAGCTGGCGCTTCGTATCCCGGCAGCGCCGGTGGTTCAGGCGGTGGTGGGGGAACTTCTTATTCCGTTGGTGGTGCTGGAAATTCTGGCGGATATTCTCCAGTAGAAGGTTATGGCGGTGGAACTGGTGGGTCTTATGGTGGTATTTTCCCGGGCGGTGGCGGTGGCGGCGCATCCGAAAGCGGTCATGGTGCAACTGGGATAAAAGCTGGAGATGGTGGTAACGGGGTTTATATCTATGACAGATGGTTAGCTGGAGGCGGTGGCGGAACAGGATACCGGTCAACTTTATCTCAGATAGGTTTAGGTGGTTTAGGTGGCGGTGGAGCTGGCGGTTCTTCAGGTGTTCCGGGAGAAGATGGGACTGCGAATACTGGAGGCGGTGGCGGTTGTGGCGGTTATTATAATGCGCTTACTCACGGCGGGAATGGTGGTTCAGGAATAGTCATTGTCAATTATAGTGGAATTCCTATGATGACAAATGATGTCAACATCCTATACTGGACACCATCGACGGAGAGTAAATTGCTTTTGTTTTTCACAGATGATAAAATACCATTTGAAATATCAGGAATATTATTGTCTAAAATCAAAGTAAATGAAGAAAAACAAATCACGACAGAATCGAACGTGAAGAACAATGAAGAAACACAGATCTTGACAAACTGTCAAGTTAAAAACAACGAAGAAAAACAAACACTGACGCAATCAAGAGTTTTAGAAGCGAAAGAAGAATCGCTGATAACAGAGTCAAAGGTTTTCGAAAGAAGTACAGCTGAATCTGTGATTATTGAATCAAACGTGAAGAAAAATGAAGAACTGCAAACGCTTATTGAATCGGTTGTCAAAAACAATGAAGAAACGCAGTTGCTTACAAAAACAAAAGTTGTCGATTCGTTTGAAAGCTATTTTGTGACAGAAACAAAAGTAAAAGAATTTGAAACAAAAGCAACCGGAATTATAGAAGCAAAAGTAAAGGGATATGAAACCGTTTCAGGAATTAATATTGCAAAAATAAAAGAGAATTTAGTTTCAAGCTTTTTGACACTTGTAAGAGTAATAGAAGAGGTTGGCAAAAGCAGATGGGATGCTTTGCAGATCAATGACGTTACAAAAATTATACCTGGTTACGTTCACGGCATATCATCGGTAGGCTTTGACTTTTCAAGAGGTTTGACCACGACGGAATTGAGAAATAACACACTTAACCTTGACTACAAGATTGTAGCGTTATCAGACACAAACAACAAATTTGTAAATGATACAGCCTACTGCAAAAACAATGGAATCGCATTAGCCGTTATTCCATGCAACGCAGGCGACACATTCACGCTGACGCTTGATTCGACATATCAAATCAGAACAACAGATGAAATATGCTTATATGAGTTCCTGACGACACCTCAGAACGCTTTTGATGGTTCAAGTAACATTGTATCTACCGAATCAACACCGGGGCGAGAAATAAGCCTTACAACGACGTCAGGTAGATTTGTAGGATTCGGAATCAAAAGCGCCGAAACGAGATATTTCAAGGTTGATTTTAACGATTTTGAATTGAAGAAAACAAACTCAGAGGAACAACGTGGAAAGATGGAATTGCCTGATTTGCACGGATTGGATGGTGAATTTTCAGACCTTGATGAGCAGAAAGTCATTTGTGAGGAAGGTGTCACAACAACGACAACACACAACGGCGAAGTGTTCGTGGCAATTAACGAATCAACAGGCGTAGTGACATGGGGCAATTTGTCAGGTGAGAAAACAACAGGCTTGACAGGTTCTCACACTATTATCTATGTGCTGTCGGAAGCAATTGAACAAGAACAAAAGGCAGATTTGATGTCATTGTTTACTTCTGCAATTGAAAACAATTATTTTAGCTTTGAATATGCAAAAGATGAATTTTCAGGCGATGGCACTACAACAGAATTTGACTTATCCGGAACGACAGATAACACGAATTATACTGTTTATGTTGCAGGAATACCGAAAACATCAGGCGTGACAAAAACAACAACAAACATCACATTTGACTCAGCACCAAAAAGAGGCGCTATCATTGAGGCGGTCTATAACAGGGCAATCAATGAATCATGGTTCGCAGAATTAGACGGATGGATGCCGACAGGCACACAAGTTGAACTTGATGCGCCAACACGATTAAGCATTTCTACAACAGAAAGGTACAACACACGCACAGACGCAAGAGGCGAAACAGAAAGAGAAGAACAGGATATTGAATATAGCATTACACTTGACGCTTCACTGGTTGAGGATGCACAAAGCCTTTATGATGCATGGAAAGATAAGAAATTCAGAATGATTATAGAGAACGAAAGAGGCACAGCATACGAGAAAGATATTGCATCTGTCTGTGAGATAGACAGGGCAACAAAAGATACACTTGAAGCAACGCAGGAAATAGTGATTAATTCAACAGATTACTACGAGGGAGTTGAAACAGAATGAAAATAGTTAAGAAAAATCTCAAAGAAATGATGAAAAACAAAAAGAAAGGTGAAAAGCCTTTCAGAAGCATAGGTTATACAACAGTTAAAAAGACGTTTATAGATGAAAACGGAAAGCAGGTAACTGAGGGTTGGCAGTTTGAAATCAGACCGCTTGGATCTCATCCTATGTTGAAAGAGTTTATAGAACACAACCCAGCGCCAAAGCCACCTGTAAAGCGTGATTTTGTCAATATATTGACAGGCGAGTCTGCCGTTTCTCTTGGCTTGAAACCCGAAAAAGTTAAAGATAATCCGAATTTTGACTTTGCGAACGTTTATGATTTCACAAATGAAAAATATCAGGAAGAGAAAAAGGCCTATGAAAAGCAGATCAGAATTTTACAGATCATGATTGCACTTGAATTTGAGGAAGAATTTGGACTTGAAAAAATTGAAGAATTTGAGAAAGAACTTGATGAAATGGGCTTCACGTCAAATCAGTTGAATCAAATCGGGAATGACATCCACAACCTTGATGCTTTTACGGAGAGCGAGAAAAAAGAGCTGCACGTTTTGTAGCTGAAGAATTTCTCGCATACGAAAAATTTCAAGAAAATCCGAAAAAAATGACCCCTGGAATGTTTGAGATGTATGTCATTAAATCACGGGGGTTCACACTTGAGCAATGGCGTGAAATGAGTCTTTCAGACAGACACACAGAACTTTTATACGCCGAGATGGAAATTGCTCATAAAAAAGCGATAACGCCGAAAGGGGGCGGAAATGGAAGGATTAACATTTGATGTTGGTTTGAACGCATCTGGTTTTAACAGCGGGATTGGTAGTATGGAAAATGCACTTGGTGGGCTCGGCAAAACAGCTGGAACAATAGGCGGTATTATCGCAGGCGCTTTGGGTGGTGCTGCGGTTATAGGTGCTATTGATAAATCAATTGATAAATTTCATGAGATGGAAACAGGGCTCAGGGAAATATCAACGCTTGTTGATGGTGATGCTACTGTTGCAATTGAAAGATACGGGCAGTCTGTTGAAAATATTATGAGGACAACAGGGGATAACACCGAATCAGCCACTGATGCAGTTTACAACTTTGTGTCAGCGTTTGGTGATGTTGCTGATTCAGCTGAGATAATAGACATAGCATCAAGAGAGGCAGTCGCAGGCGTTACAGATACAAACACAGCTATACAATTTTTGGCGACAACTATATTCGGTTTTGGTAAGCCAGCAACGGCAGATATGGCACTTGAAATGGCGAACCTCGGACAAATAGCGGTTAAACAGGGAAGAACAACGTTGCCACAGCTTGAAGCGGCTATCGGTAAGGTTATACCAACAGCAAATGCACTTACAATAAGCGAAAAAGAGTTTTTTGCGACAATGGCAGCAGGTACAAAATCGCTTGGAACAACTTCCGAAGTTGCTACGAAATTTCAAGCGACATTAACATCTTTATTAAAACCGACAGAAGCAATGGAAAGCGCAATAGCTGGTTTCGCAGAAGAATTAAACCTCGGAAGCGACGCCACAGCGACAACGATCATACAAGCTGTTGGATTACAAAGTGCGCTTGAAGGTATAGCAGCAGAAGCGGAAGGAAACACAACGGCACTTGCTGATATGTTTGGCAGTTCCGAAGCGTTGAATTTTGTTCTTGCGATTACAGGTGAGCTTTCAAAGCAAGTTGCTGAAAATATGAACTTGATGGAGAACTCAACAGGCGCAATGGATGAGGCCTATGCAAAAATGGCGGATAGCGCAGCGATGGCAACAAAAAAACTTAATGCTGAAATAGAACTTTTAACAGTTGCTTTTGGCGATCTTGCGTCAACTGTAACACTTCCAGTGGTTCAAAATATCAGTGTTGTTGTTGGCGACATCACAGACGCAGTTAAACAAGCAAAGATTGGTTTTGAAAATTGGCGCACAGAACTTGACGCATTGCCTACTTTCAAAGAAAAACTTGATTTCACACTTGACGCTGTTGCGGAAATAGCGACTTCTGTCGTTGATGCAGCGGGTGGAGCAATAGACAATCTTGCAGACTATTTAAGAGTTAATGTTTTAGGGATGCCGGCTGATGGTGGTGCTTTTAGTTTGAGCGATTTAAGTATTATAGCGAAAGTTCCGATAGAAATCATAAAAGGGGCGATTAGTTGGTTCGGCAAAAGTCTTGACAGTAAAGCTGACACAACAAGAACAGAGCTTGGGCTTGAAGGCGACAAAAATGACGAATTAGACATAGGCGACATAAAGATAATTGCGAAAGCTACATGGGATGGATTTACTGGTGGTTTATCTGATGTTATAACAGCAATGTATAACGAAGCAATTAAAGCTATGACTGGCGCTTATCCAGAAGGAATAAACGCCGGTGAACAAAAAATAACAATGCAGGGTGTTTTTGATGTTGCAGATTTTGTAAGCAGTTTGGGTCAAATCACTTTCGGTGTTACTACGTTTGCAGGACTTTCAAAAGCTCTATTCGGAAGCGCAGCGACAGCAGCAGCAACAGGCACAAAAGGTGGAATTATTGCAGGGATAACAAAAGGCGTTGGGTCAGCTTTTAAAGCTCTTAACGTTATAGGCGCATTAATTACAGCTGGAAATATTGGTGGCTGGATCGGCCAAATGATAGGTGAAGATCTTGAAAAACAAGGATGGATTGAAGAAACAAAAGCGTTAATTGTTGAAAAACTCGGTGGAATATTCCCGGATGCAGTTAAAAGTTTAATGGCGACAAATCCTGTTGAGGGTATGGGAATGTCAATGTATAAAGGTATTAATGACGAATTGTCATGGTTTGAGAAAAAGATTCAGAAACCTGCTGAAGCTATGGGATTAACTTTAGCAGCTTATTTAGTTGCAGCATTTGACGATGCAAAAGAAAAATTAGAAGCAGGTTCGAAGAGCTTTAATGAAACACTTGAAAAATTATCAGAAACACCTGCCGAAAACGCTAAAAAGATAGAGGAAGCATTTGAAGCAGTTGATTTTGCTGGGTATTACGCTGAAATCACTAAAGATATTGATACAAGCGCAACAGAAACAAACAAAGCAATAGATAAAATGGGGACAAATTTTGATAAATTAGGCGGAACAATAGAAAAACTTGATATGTCAAAAACTCAACCGAATTTAGCAACTAACTTGAAAGATTTTTTTGATTCAATTGTTGACGCCTTAACCCCACCTGATGTATCAGCTGGCGGTTTTTTCGAGGATACACTTAAATCATTTGAGGATTTTTACAATATGCTTTTTAACTTTGGAGATAAATCACAAGAAGCGCTTGAAGCCTATAATGAAGGCATAAAAAAATACAATGAAACAATAGTGGGAACGGATTTGCCGAAGTTGCCAGAATTGAAAATAGAGCCGCCGAAACTTGCGGATTCTTTTGACGCAGATGTTGACAGTGCAGCGCAAAAGGTTATAGATGCAGCAAATACAA